CCTTCGTCACCGAGAGCAGGTTCGCCAGCGCCGGGCGGAGGAAGTCGAGGAAGCCCTGGCCCAGCGCGTCGTTGGCGATGGTCATCCTGGCCGAGGTGCCGCCCTGGTAGGCGACGTTGTAGGGCGGATCCGTGAAGGCCATGTCGGCGAGGCGGTCGGCGCCGAGGGCGCGCTGCACGTCGGCCAGCTTCGTGGCGTCGCCGCAGAGCAGCCGGTGGTCGCCGCAGCGCCACAGATCACCGGCGCGGGTGACGGGAACGGCCGGCGGCTCGGGCGCGTCGTCGGCGTCGTCCTCGAGGCCGGCATCGGCCGCGGCCAGCAGACGGTCGAGCTCCATGCCCGAGAAGCCGAGGACCTCGAGGTCCACCACCGCCTCGTCGCGGATACGCGCGATCTCGGCAGCGAGCAGCGCCTCGTCCCAGCCGGAGTTCAGCGCGATCTGGTTGTCCGCGAGGCGGAGCGCCCGGGCCTGCGCGGGAGAGAGATGGCCGAGCCGCAGCATCGGCACCGAGGTGAGGCCCAGCTGCTTCGCCGCCATGACGCGGCCGTGGCCCGCGATCAGCACGCCCTCAGCGTCGACCAGGACCGGGTTCACGAAGCCGAACTCGGCGATGGAGGCGGCGATCTGCGTCACCTGCGAAGGCGAATGCGTGCGCGCGTTCTCCGCGTAGGGCACCAGCTCAGCCACCGGTACTGCGGAGACGACGAGATCAGGCTTCACTGGCGGTGACCTCCATCCGCGCTGCAGCAACGGCGTCGTAGTCCCGGCCATCGTCGACCAGCGTCACCGGCAGATCGGGATGCATCATTCGCCAGCGAGCGATCGCCAGGTCGACATAGGCCGGCGCGAGCTCGATGGCGCGGACGCGGCGCCCGGTCCGCTGGCCCGCGATGATCGACGTGCCGGCACCGGCGAAGGGTTCGAACACGACATCGCCCTCGTCGGCGTAGGCGCGCATCAGGAAGTCCGGCAGCGCGACCGGGAACACCGCCGGGTGCTCCGTCTCGATGCCGCGCGCCTTGTGCCGGGTGATGCGCAGCACGCTGTCCGGGATACGGGTCTCCTGCACGCCCTGGCCAGCGTGCTGCCACTCCCCGACCGTCCCGTCCTTGGCTCGCAGCCCGCCCTTCTCCGAATTCACGTGCCCGGCCCAGCGGCAGGGGATGATCTTGTTCGGCCGGCGCGGCTCGCGATTGAAGTGGAAGACCAGCTCGAAGGCAGGCGCCAGCCGCCCGTTCCAGTCGCCGGGCAGGCCGGGCCCCTGGTCCCAGGCGTACAGGCCGAAGCGGCGCCAGCCATGCGCGCGCATCCAGTCGAGCCAGCCGGACCAGTAAGGCTGCCACTCGCCATCACGATGGATCAGCCCGAGGTTCACGAGCACCTGCACGTCACGCGCGAGCGCGCCGTCGAGATGCTGGAACACGCCCTGCATCAGCGCGTCCCAATCGGACACGCCACCGGTGGTGTAGTCGCGCTGGTTCCCGTAGGGCGGGCTGGTGAACAGCAGTGCGGCCCGGTCCGCGCCCATGACGCGGGCGACCGACGCGGCGTCGGTGCTGTCGCCGCAGAGCAGGCGGTGCTCGCCGAGCAGCCAGAGGTCGCCCGGTCGGGTGACGGCTTGGCGCGGCGGGTCCGGTTCGGCGTCGGCGGGGTCATCCTCCGCCGCTGCCTCTTCCGTCCCTGCCGCGCCGTCCCCGCCCCCCTGGACCGCGGGTGCCGACAGGGCCTCGGGCGCATCGCCGTCGGACACGGCATCTCCAGCCGCCGCGAGGATGTCGTCGAGCTCCACGGCCGAGAAGCCGATCGCCGCCAGGTCGAGGTCAGACGCCGCCTGCGCCGCGGCCAGCGCATCGCGCAGCAGCGCCTGGTCCCAGGTCGCGTTCTCCGCGATACGGTTGTCGGCGAGCCGGAGAGCCTCCTTCTGCGCACCGGACAGGTGCCGCAGCACGATCGTCGGCACCTTCTCGATGCCGAGCGCGACCGCGGCCTCAAGCCGGCCATGGCCGGCGATCAGCACGCCCCCGTCGTCGACCAGCAGCGGGTTGGTGAAGCCGAAGGCCAGCATGCTGGCCTTGATCTGTTCGATCTGCGCGGCGCCGTGCACGCGCGCGTTGCCGGGATGCGCACGCAGCTCCGCCACCGGGCGCAGCAGGATCTTCGCTGCCATCCAGGGGAGCGTCATCGAACCGTCCGGGATCAGGAGGGGGTGCGAACCATGCGAACCGTGGCTGCGAACCGACGCGGCGGTGGTTCGCAGCCAAGCGATTGAGATCACGGCCGAAGGGTGCGAACTGCGAACCACATTTCGGGCCAGGCGCTAGCGATGTCGCGCGCTTCCGCCCCCCGCATACGCCGGGCCCAGGAAGGACCCTGCGGCTCGCGAGCCACTGTCTCCATGGAGCGACGCTGTGGCTGGTGAGCCACCGCCACCAGCGAGACGCACGCCTCGCCAGTGACGGCAGACAAGCACGGCGAAATCACACCGAGCAATGCACTCCCTCACGCCTGTGCAGATTTTGCAGCAACACCGTCCCGCAGGGCCGACGTTGTTGCGCCGAACGCAGCACGCGCGGGCGGCGTCAGCCCGAAATGCGCGCTGAGGATGCCGAGCGTGCCAAGCAGGATTCCGTGCGCAATCGCAGGCGTGACCGCCCGCCCGTTCCAGCCCTGGCGCAGCGCCCAGTCGCGCACGCTGTGCTCGAGGCCCAGCACGTACCAGGCGATGCTGCCGGAGGGGCTGCCGAAGCCGCCGAGATGCGTCATCGCGCGGGCGACGCGCTCGCGCGCGACGGTCTGGCTCTCGGAGAGCAGGTCTGCCCTGCCGCCTGGGATGCGGATCATCGGCATGGTCCGCACGCGATCGAGCGCAGCGCGCTGGAACACGGCGCGGAAGATCTCGCCTGCCTCGTGCATGTGCGGCGTGATGCTGCCGTTGGCGAGCAGCACACCCAGGCTGTCGACGGCGCGACGGTGCAGGATGGGCGTGCCCGTTTCCGGATCCGTGCCGCGGACGCCCTCGTCGAAGCCGCCGTGCTGCAACCGCCACTTCGAGGGCTTGGAGAGATCCTCGCGCGGCGGCGTCGTGCGCTTCGCCTTCCGCTTACCGGCCATGGCTGTCCCCTCCCTGCCGCCGTCCCCAGCGGCGGTTGGCCTCGTTGGTGATCGCCTGTCGCAGCCAGGGATCGGTGATGTCGTCGACCGGGATCGCGGCGACGCCGTGCCGGTGCCAAGCAGCGGCGCGCATGGCGTTGAGCTCGGGCTCGCTGGTCGGGGTGCGCAGCCGCCCGATCGGACTGCGCGCGAGGGTGGGTGCGCCGGGCAGGCTCATGCGCGGCCTCCCTGTGCGTCGGTGAGCCAGAGCAGGATGGCGATCGCGTCGGCCTCGTTGTCGTCGGCCGGCGCGAAGCCGCGCGCCTGGATCGCTGCGATCATCGCCGCCTTGTCGGCGTTGCCGCGGCCGGTCGCGAAGCGCTTGATGGTGGCAACGGGCACGCCCTCGTAGGCGATGCCGCGTTCCTCGCTCCAGGCGGAGAGGTGGGCCAGGAAGCCGCCGTAGAGGTGCGCGGCGTCGGTGCCGGCGTGGGCGCGGACTTCCTCGAAGGCGATGCGGGAAAGGCTGCTGGCGAGGCCGGCCATTTCCGTCAGCCAGCTGCGGAAGCGGAGGTAGCGCATCCCGCCGCCCTCGAAGCGGCTCGGCTTGAAGGAGATGGTGCCCGAGGTGATGCCCCCGTCCTGGCCGCGCAGCGCCCAGCCGGTGGTGGTGCCCAGGTCCAGGGCGAGGACGGCGTGATGCCGCGGGGCGACGGGCAGCGGCGCGGTGATTGGTGGGCCGCTTGCGCGCGCCGCGGGCATGGGGAGAGTCGCGAGAGCCATCATGGTCTCCGAGAGGGGATCGTCGTGGTGAGGGCGGCGACGGCGCGGTTCTTGGCGGAGCTCGTCGTCGCTGCCCGGCTTTCCGGGATGGTCCCCTCGCGGGCGGCCCGGTGCTGTGCGGGCGGCGCATCACGGCACCCCTTCGAGCCAGGGAGGCGTCGTGGGGGTCTGTGGGGGTCTTTTGTTCGAAGACCCCCCGGCGACAACGCAGCTGTTTCCTGGGCTTTGGGGGTCTTGGGGATCTTGGGGGTCTTCTCCGGCTTCTTCCTCACGCATGTGCGCGCGCGCATGTGCGTAGGGGTTGGAAAAAGACCCCCAAGACCCCCAAGACCCGTCGACCCCGCGGAATTCCTGGCCTGAACCGATGGGGGTCTCGCCGCGTGAGATCCCCACAAGACCCCCAAGACCCCCATGCACGGGCTTCTCTGCAGCGGGTTCGAGGCGCCAGCGTTGCGAATTGTGCAGCACCTTCCCCTGGCGGAGGTGGATCAGCCGGTCGCTGATGCGGAAGGCGCGGTCGCGCAGCTTGGTGAAGGCCGCCCCGAGCGAGACCTTCAGGCCATGCTCGTTCTTCGCGCTGATCGGCAGGCTGGCCTCGGCGCTCTGCGCCAGGCCGAGCAGATCGCTGACGCTGACCTCGGCGCTCCCGAAGCGGTCCCACCAGAGCTGGATGAAGGCGCGCCATGCACCACCCTCGCTGTCGGAGGCGGCGATCACCTCGTCGAGGTTGTCCAGGAAGCCGGTGACGCCCGCGACCTGCAGGATGCCGCCCAGCGTCTGGCTCCATACTTCGAAGCTGCCCAGGCTGCGGGCCCCGCGCGGACGACCAGCGGCAATCCAGGCACGGCAGAGCGTGAGGCAGGCAGCGACCAGCCGCCCGCGCTGAGCGCGGACCCAGACCATGAGGTCGGGATGCCGGAAGCCATCGCGCCGCCAAGGCTGGTCGGTGCGGGCGTCGAGGCGGATGCGGACGAGGCGGCGGGCAATCTCGTGCGAGACGGCCGGATTGTTGCCCGTGGCGACCCAGGCGCAGCGCACCGGCAGCCGGACCATGTCCGAGGCGCCGAGCACGCGGTCCTCCCAGACCGGAGCGGTCAGGGCCGCGGCAAGGGCGGAGCTGTCGAGTTCCTGGCGGAGGTTATCGATTAGGAGCAGCGTTGGCAGCTGGCGCAGCTTTGCGGTGAGACGCTTGCGCCATTCATCCTCGTCGCGCCCCTCCGTCATCACGGATGCGCCGGCGCCGGTGAGGATGGTGGCGATGGCGTCCACCATGAGCGTCGCGCCCGTGCCGGGCGTGGGCTTCTCGATCATATGCAGCGGTGTGGGCGCGTCGATCATCGGCCGCACGAAGCCGAGCAGCAGGAGCGCGAGCGCATGGGCGCGCTCCGCCTCGCCAGTGAAGGGGAAGTCGCCGAGCAGATCGTCGAGGAGGAGGTTGCGCGCAGCCGCAGTCTCGGTTGGCGTCGGCCGCTCCGGCACTGGCGGCAGCACGAAGCCCGGCGGCGGGCGATAGAGCAGCCGGGCGTCGGGGTGGTAGCCGGGCTCGGTGAGCAGCACGCCGCCGCGACCGAGCACAGGCGCCGTGACGATTCCGGCCAGCACTGGCAGCGCCGGGTCAGGCGTGGCGACGAGCGACTTCACCAAGCCTGTCGGCGGCGGGGTGGGCACGAGGTCGCCCTTGGCGTTCGCCTTTCGCCAGTCGGCGAGCTTCGCCAGCATGTGGCGCAGGCGCTCCTCGCGCACGGTGACGGCGACGGGCCGGCCGTCATCGTCGGGCACGACCCAGGATGGCTCGCCGCCGAGACGGAACAGCCAGGGCGAGCGGTTGGCGGACAGCACGAGGCCCCAGGCGCGCGCGGTGGCGCGGTCGAGATTGCCCTCGTCGGCGCGGGCGGTCGGGAGCGGATGCGCGGGCTCCAAGAAGCCGATGGGCAGGTGCCGGCCGGTCTCCGGCTCCTGTGGTGGCGGCTCATGGACGGAACTGCGCATCGCTTGGTCGACCAGCGCGGCGATCGCCTCCGCCCCGTCGCGCCGCAGCATGTCGTTGAAGTCGTCGCCCTCGCGTGGAGGCAGGGCGATGGAGACCTCACGACCATCGAGCCGGAGCTTCGTGGCGGCGGCCTCCGCAGCCCGAATGCCCGCGCCAGACGCATCGTGGTCGGCGAGGATGACGACGCGCCTGGCCTCAGGCGGGAGCAGCGCCTGCTCAAGGCCAGCGGTGGAGAGCGCGGCCCAGACTGGCAACCCGGGGCAGGCCAGCATCGCCGAGAGCCCGGTCTCGATGCCCTCGCAGAGGCCGAGCACACCATGTGGGCCGAGCGGGGCCAGTCGCACCGTGCCGCCACCGCTCCGGCCGAGCACCATGCGCGGTTTCGGGATGTCGGCCTTCCGGACCGCCTCGCCGTCCTCCCGGAGGTAGGTTCGGTGCACGGCCACCACCTCGCCGGCGAGGTTGCGGACCAGCGCGACCATCGCCGGATAGCCGGCGCGGGTCTCGAAGTTCGCCAGGTCGGGATGGAAGAGCAGGTCGGCGCCGTCCGGGACGGAGAGGCCGCGGCCCAGCAGATAGCGCTCGGCCGCTGTCCCACGCAGCGGCTGCGCGTGCTCCAGGATGAAGGCAATGTCGCGGGAAGCGTCGCGCTCGGCCTTCGGCGGGGGCGGCGGCTCCTGGCGCGGAGGGCCTTCGCCGGCCCAGCCGGTCATCCCCGCCGCATGTGCGAACAGCGCCCGGTCTGCGAGACCCGTGCCATGCGCCAGCGTCGAGAGCGGCCCACCGCCATCGCCGCCGTCGAAGTCGTGCCAGTCGCCGGCGCGCTCGCCGCGCAGCATGATGACGCAGGAGCCCGACTGCCGCGGCGGCGCGCCCTGGATGTTGGCCAGCCGCCATTCGTCGCCCTGGCGCCGGCCGTTCGGGAACACGCCCGGCACCCAGGCATTGGCCGTGTCACGCAGGCGCTGGACGATGACCTCGAGGTCGTAGCGCGCCGGTGCCGTGGCCGCGTCGTTCAGGTCAATCAAGCAGCACCAGCCCGCGCTCGGCGCGCGTGATCGCGGTGTAGAGCCAGCGGGCCCGGTCCTCGGGAGTGCGGGAGAGGCCGTCGTCGTAGACGACCACGTTCTCCCACTGGCTGCCCTGCGCCTTGTGGCAGGTGATAGCGTAGCCCCAGGAAGTCTCGATCAGGCCGCGCAGCTCGCGCCAATCCTGCCGCGCGCGATCCGGCTGCAGCCGGACGTGGTCGTCGTAGTGCCCCTTGTAGAAACGATGCCGTCCGGCGATCGCGAGACCATCCTCGGTCGTGACGCTGGCACGGAAGGAAAGAGGGCCGTCATCCTCGATGTCGATGAGGTTGACGAACATCCCGTTGACCAGACCGAGGTCATGCCGGTTCTTGAGGCAGATGATCTTTTCGCTGCGGCCCTCTGGATAGGTGGCCGGAAAGCCAGCCGCCGCCTTCATGGCGCCGTTCAGCCACAGCCTGGTGCTGTTCCGGCCGCAGATGACCTGGCCGCCGCGCAGCATCTGGGCCGCGCCGACGGCGTTGCGCGGCAGCTTCCAGACATGCTCGTCATGTCCGCCGGGTGGGATCTCGATCCCTTGCCGTGCCATGGTGGCGAGCCGGATGATGGCGCTCTCGCCGGCCTGGCGGTGGATCTCGGTCAACACCACGTCGGGCGGCGCCTCGGTGAAAGCGCCGGCGCCCTTGATCGGCGGCAGCTGGCCGGGATCGCCGAGCACGAGGATCGGCTTGCCGAAGGCGAGCAGGTCGGCCGCCATTTCCGGCCCAACCATGGAGACCTCGTCGAGCACGACCAGCGCGGCGTCCCGCACGCGCGACTGCTCGTTCAGCAGGAAGGAGGGCTTGTGAATGTCGGCGAGCCGGAGCTGCAGCTTGCTGATCTGCGTCTCCGCAAAGCCGCGCTCGGCAGGGCCCATGCGGCGCAGATCGCGCTGGAGGTCGAAGAGCTCCTTCTCGACGCGAGCGATCTCCTCCGGCGTCGCCTCCGAGACGCGATAGATGAGGGAGTGGATGGTCGAGGCGGGCGTGCCCTTGCGGGTCATCACCAGCGCCGCCTTGCCGGTGAAGGCAGCGAACAGCACGCCGCCTGACGTGTCGCCGTCGCGCGCCATGGGGTCGAGGCCGAGTGCTTCGATCGCCGCCGCGGTGATCGTGCTCTTTCCCGTGCCGGCGTAGCCGAAGAGCCGGAACACCTGCTGCTGGGTGCGGCGCGTCCGATACCAGTCGACGATGCTGGCGATGGCGGCGGCCTGCTGCGGTGACGGGGTGATGCTCATGCCGGCGCCTCCCAGCAGCGCGTGGCGTAGGGGCAGAGGCGGCACAGGAAGAAGTCGGCGGCCTGGGCGATGCGCGGTGGCAGCTCGCCTGCCTCGGCTGCGCGGAGGATCTCGACGGCGTGGTCCGACAGCCGCTGCGCCTCGCCCGCATCAAAGGGAACGGCCTCGTGGTGCAGCGCGAGCGTGTCGCGGTTCAGCGCGGTGAGCAGCGCCACCTCGAGCCGGAGGTAGGCCATGTAGAGCTGCACCTGCGCGAAGTAGATCGGCTTCGAGAGGCGTAGACCGCGCTTGACCAGGTCAGTCCAGGACTTTTGGCCGAGCGCCTTGTGCTCCCAGAGGGAGGGCCAGCGGAGGCCAACATCTGGCCCGGCGACGATAACGCCATCGGCATGACCACGAAGCTTTCCACCGGCGGCTGCGAACCCGAACTGCCCGCCATCCACGCCACGATCGCGCAGGTCGAAGCCGGCCTGGCGGAGCCAGCGGATGGAGAGCGCCTCGAACTGGTGCCCCGCATCGAAGACGCGGAGGATGCCAGCATCGAAGTCGCGATCCTTCGGCGCATGGGTGATCTCGTAGACCAGCTTGCGGCCGCAAGGCTCGCCAACGCGGCTGCCCCCGAGATAATCGCGCGGCACCTGCTGCCGCTGGCGCGCGAGCAGGGCAGCATCGATGTGCCTGTTGATGCGTGCTGTGATGGCGGCGGCGTCGCTCGGCGGCGCATCGCCCCGCCCATAGACAGCACCGGAGCCGTGGTTCAGGTCGAGCAGCACCGTCACCTCAGAAGGGAATGGGGTCGTCGAGCGGATCGCGCTCGGCTGCCTGGCGCTGCATCGAGGCATGGAAGCCGTCGACACAGGCCTCGATGATGCGGTCGATCTCCGCCGCGCTGCGGTTGTGGAATGGCGCCATGAGCTGCAGCTCGACCAGCACCTCGGCGAGCGGCCGCCGCGCCTCCTTGATCGCGCGCGCCTCCATCTGCGTCTTGTCGATCACGCCATTCGATCTCCGCGCGAGCGCGCCACCGGCGTCGCAGCAGGCCATGCTGCAGAACCGGTGGTGCGGGAACTCGCCGAGCCGCATCTCGTGCACGTAGCCGAAGCCCTTCGCCTCACGGCCGCACAGGGCGCAGACCAGGCGACGAACCTGGTCCTCCGGCGTGGAGCGGGGCAGCGACGTCGGCTTCGTGGCGGGAGCGCGAACCTCCCTTGGCCGGCTCCAGCGTCGTCGGGCCATGCCGCCATCAGCCGTTCAGCCAGGCCGGACCGTTGGCGAGCGGCGCCTGCGGCGGCGGAGGCGCGGGCTGGGCGGGCGGCGCGGCGGCAGGGGCAGCCCATGCCGGGGCGGCGGTCACCGGTGCCCTGGGCGCGCCCGTGTTGGCCCAGGCGGGCGCCGCCGCGGAGGGCGCGGAGGCGGGGCGTGGCGCCCGATGCGTGGAGGGCGACGGCGGCACCACCTCGCCGGCCATGATGCGCGCGTATTCCGGCTCCCCCGGCAGCACGACCCGGTCGAGCCTGTTCTGGTCGCCATACTCGGCGTTGGTCGATGCCTCGACCTTGATCTTGGCGGCGAAGGTGATGCCGGAGAGATCGGCCAGCCCACGCAGCACGCGCTTCGCCTTGGCCGCCTCGCTCATGTCCTGCGGATCGAGGCCGAGGGCGCTGTCGATCATGGCGCGGAAGTTCCCCTTCGAGATCTTCCAGGCGATGGAGACGCCGTGCTCGTCGACCTTCCCGCCCGTGACGGTGAAGTTCTGCCAGAACTTCCGCTTGGCATGCGGGCCGGCCAGCACCGTGAACTCGGCATCGATCATCTTGGTGTCGCCGCCGCTGCGGGAGGCCTTCAGCAGCCCGCGATCCACCTCGCCCTGGCCGTCGATACCGCCGGGGCGGATCACCATCGTCACCTTCGCGAAGGTGCCGTCCGGGATCAGGTCGGAGCTGCGCGGCAGCTCGGCATCGTTCATGTCGTACATCGAGGTCTCCTCTCGGCTCAGGCGATGGGCGCGGCGGGGGCGTTGATCTTGCGGAGCAGTGCGGCGAGGTCGGCGGGCTCGGTCTCGTCGAGCCGGCCGGAGCGGTCCTTGGCCGGCAGCCCGAAGCGATTGCCGGCGCGGCACACGAAGCGCCGCTCGGTGCCGCGCTCGGGGTCGTGGCGCAGCGTGCCGTCCTCCTCCCGCACGAAGAGGGACATGGAGATCACCTGGTCGACGATGCCGGGGAGCTCGCGGCCGGCCTTGCCGCCCTCCATCTGCGGCTGCCAGCTGACCTTGCCGAACTCGTCGGTGTGCTTCTCCAGGATGCCGACCATGATCGTGGTCTTGCCTGGTGCGTGCTGGAGGTGCTTCAGCAGCCCGATCACCTCGCGCGCCATCAGGCCGTAGGCGCCGCGAACATCGGGCTTGCCGGTCTTTTCGGAGAAGGCCTCGGGCTGCTTCTTGGCCCAGGCCATCGCCTGGCGCGTAAGGTCGGTGATGCTGTCCAGGAAGACGATGGACTTGCTGGCGAGCAGCGCGACCAGCTCGGGATGCAGGCCGGCGAAGTGCGTGTAGTGCTGCTGCGAGAAGAACGCCTCCGGCGCTGCGGCAGGGTTCGCGCCGCCAACCAGCGAGGCGAGCACCACCATGTCCTCGAAGCAGCGGACGGGGATGCTGTCGCCCGGCCAGTCCTGGACGGACTTCATCCCGGCCTCGAGGTCGATGCAGACCGTCTCGCTGGGCGCGAGGCGCTTCAACTGCGTTGTCTTGCCGACGCCGGTTGGCCCGAACAGCGCGATCGTGGTCTTGTTGGCCGCGCGCGACAGGCGCTCGTCGGCGGTGACGATGCGCAGTGCCATCAGCGCGGCCCTCCGATGGCAGGGCGGATGCCCGGCCCGTGCGGACTGTCGCGCAGGGCGACGTCGTTCAGGATGGTGAGGCGGTAGCTCGGCTTGCCCGTGCGCACGGTCCGCGCCGGCTCGAAGGCGCCGCGGATGCGCTCGGGCCAGGCGGCGTAAGCGCGCTCCGAGACCTTGAAGGTCAGCTCGACATACTCGCCCGGGTCCTCGCCGCCGGCGCGGATCTGCTCCACCAGCGCGGCGAGGCGCCGCTGGTCCCATTCCACCCGCTTGGGCAGTTCGACAGCGACCTCGACGCTGCCGTCCTCGAAGCGGACGATGCCGGTGTCCTTCCCCGCCGCGGCGCGGGCGCCGACCGCGCGCTGTTCGTAGCGGAGCGCGATGGCGCCCTCGATCCAGTCGAGGGTGCGCTTGGCCGCGTCCAGCGCCTCGCGGGCATCGGACTGGAGCAGCGCGAGCTGCTCGGCCGGCAGGGCGATCACCTCGCCCACCGGCAGGTGACGCAGAGCATCCAGGGTCGGACGGTTGGATCGCGTGTCCATGGTCAGGCGGCCTCCTGCATGGGCGTGGCGGGGACCATGGAGGCGCCAGCGGCGATGGCCGGGGCTGGCGTCGGCTCCGGGATCCGTAGCGCGCGGCGGAGATCCGCCGGCATGGCGGAATGCGGGATGCGCGCGAGGGCGCTGCGCCGCAGCCGCAGGGGGCAGAGATCGGCGATCTCGCACCAGGCTTCGCGCGCCTGGCGCCAGTTGGGCGCGCCATCCAGCAGGAAACG